AGCGGGACCAGCGGCGCGGCGGCCCGCGCACGTGCCGGCAGTGCGGCGCTCCGCTGGGTGATGCGCATGCGAACAAGCGCTACTGCTCTGCCGCCTGCTGGGCGGCGCACAGGGCGACGTACAACACAGCGTACAAGGCTGCACTGCGGAGGGCCACATGACGATTGAGACGCGGCCGAACCTGCGGGGGCTGGACGATGACCAGCGTGAGATTGCGTTGGCTCACTGGTATCTCTGGCGTGTGTGGCAAGTGTCGCCAGGCTGGAACGCTCCACCACCGGTGCTCGCTCACCTCGAGGCCATGATGGAGAACGAGACGAAGCACCGCATGGCGCTGGCCCGCAATTCGTTCTGGCAGGAAGTCAACAAAGACAGCGTACACACGATTGACAACGCCGATCTGACGTGATAGGCTAGACCTGTTGGAGTACCGCGCATGGATGATCGCGCGTTCTGGGAGTGCGTTCGCCGGGCGCTCCTGCTGATGGTTGACGCGATAGAGCGTCGGTGGAACCTTGGCAAACACGCCAACTGAATAGGATCAGGGTCACGCGGCGGCACAACATCATGCACACACGGGCGGCTACTCCCGCCTGATACTCAGCCGTCTTGCCCGCTTCTGTGAGGCTTTTTCCCTCACGGCAGCGGGCGCTTTGTTTTATGGGTGCGCGACAGGCCTTCGGGCTGTGTAGCGGGCTCGCCAACGTAGGTGGGGACAATGGCAAAGCGGCAGCGCCATGTCTGACAAGTGGCATATAAATGGCAACTTTCAAGTGGACGCCGCGACGACCCCCGCAACGTTTGCCCCCGCTGCAAGCTGCTGGCCGACGGAGCGCGGCAGATGAGTCTGCTGGAGGCAATGCCATGACCGGTTATACACCTGGCGGCAAGACCTTCGAGCACCGCATGCAGGCGATCCTCCTGCGCCGGGAACGCTGGCTGATCGACCATCCCGAAGCCGGCGCCTGCACCGTGCTCGTCCACCCGTCCGATATGGACGGCATCGGTTTCTGGCTGAAGGCGAAGGGCGTCGCTGTGGCGTCGCTGCCGCGAGGAGGACCACAGCCGGGCACAGTGTGGTTCGCCGACAGCGCGGAGGTGGGAGCGTGAACAACTGCAAGCGTTCAATCGGCTGGGCTGACTACACCTGGAATCCGTTGACGGGCTGTCTGCACAGTTGCAGCTACTGCTACGCTCGGCGCATTACGACGCGCTTTGCCGGCGGCACAGCGTTTCCCAACGGGTTTGCACCCACGTGGCATCCAGAGCGGCTAATGGAGCCCGTGCAGCACAAGGCGCCGGCGCGCATCTTCGTCGGCAGCATGACTGACCCGTTCGGCGACTGGGTGCAACCGGAGCAACTCGACCTCGTGCTAGAAGTCATCGCCGCCTGCCCGCAGCACGCGTTCTACATGCTCACCAAAGCGCCGCAGAACATCATGCGGAAACTGTACGAGGTGACGGAGGCGTGGCCGTGTCGCGAGTTGGGCGGCGGAGATGTTCTGCCGAATCTCTGGCTAGGTGCGAGTGTGGACACGCAAAAGCGGGCGCTGTCATCGCTGTCGTCAATGGCCCAGGTGACGCTAGCCGGCTGGCGCACGTTCGTCAGCATCGAGCCGATGCTGAGCGAGGTTGACCCCGTTGATGTCAGTTGGTCAGATTGGATGATCATCGGCGCAATGACCGGGCCGGGCTCACCCAAGCATGCGCCGCGCCGCGAGTGGGTGGAGACTTTCATCGCCCACGGTAACACGTACCATGTTCCCGTCTTCCTCAAGTCCAGCATCACGAAACTGTGGCCTGACCTGGACCGCAGGGAATGGCCGGAGGAGATGCGATGACAACTGCCCCGCACTCTTCGCTCTCCTACGTCCAGCTCGCCCATGACGACCGGCAGCACATCGTGCGCGACAAGCACAGCCCGCAGGCGCGCACGCTCTGTGGCCGCAACGCCTGGAATGGCTGGATCGGCGGCGGGACGTTTCGCGAGAGCCTGCCCAATCTGTGCCAAAAGTGCATGGCCGTGTTGCGGCAACAGCAGTTGCCGGGGGTGGAGTGATGTTATCGCATACCACGTTGCGGGCGATAGCTGTGCAGCCTGTACCGCCTCCTCCGTGTGATCATGTGTGGTCGGAGGAATACTACGGCTGGGAATGCACTAAGTGCGGTCTGTTCATTGACTATGGCAGTGCGCCCTGGTGCGCATTACCTGAAGAGGCATTCATGGACGAGATCGAGGACGAGGTAGACGCATGATCATGTCTCTCGCCCGTCCCGACTACCCGCACCAGCTCTCACTCTTCACCGAGCCCGAGCGCCGCCGGCTCACCCACGACGCCATCATGCGCCGGCGGGCGGAGGCGATCAAGGTCATCGTCGCCAGGCACGCGGACTTCTACGAGCTGTGGGCGGCGGAGTTGACGCTGGAGGAGCGCCTGCGTGAGAACACACAGGGTGACCCCGACCAGCTGGCGGCGCTCTTCTGGCAAAACGTCTGGGAGCGCCTGATGGGGCGCTCGGACAGTTGGTGTGTGATGTGCCCGAGCGATCTACATGACACATGCCCTGTGCGGCGTGTGCTGGACGAGGAGGAGACGACATAATGGCGAATCACAGCCCGACACCCTGGCATGAGGCGGAGACTGTATCGTTCTACATCCACGATGCTGACCATCATCCGATTCTGCACGCTCATGCGGCGAACTTCTCAACGCGGCAACAGCGGTACAACGATGCGGCCTTTGTCGTCAAGGCGGCCAATGCCTACGGTCAGCTTGAGGAGTTCGTCGCTGCCGTTCGCGGCTGGCTCCGTGACGAGGAAGCAGATACCAATAGCTTTCCATGGGAGCAGTTGAGCGCTGCCGAGGAGGCGCTGCGATGACCATTCACACGGCGAACCGGCGCAGTGGGCGCTACAAGCGCAGCCCGTACATGTCGCCAATGCTCCGCGATGTCTGCCGGACGATAGTCCGCTTTGGCAACGCGTGCGAGACGATGGGACGGCAGATGACCGCTGCGCTGGGGCCAGCGCTCGCAAGCCTGATAGAGGTCATTGCGGCGCAGGCTGACATCGTGACACAGTGCATGGCCACGGAGGATCGCCCATGACCTATCGCCAGCCGTCCTATCAGCTGCACCGGCGCTGGGCACGCGAGACAGCGTACAAGCAGCTCACGCCGCAGGAGCAGACCGTCATCGATGCGCTGATGTACCGCGTACAGGCGAACGTGCCACGCGCCGGCGCTGTCGTGAGCTATGAGATTATCGCCGCCATCGGTGAGCTGCTGGCGGAGGAGAAAGCAAGCGCATGAACGAAGCCTTTGCGACACCTATCATCTGCTCGGGTCGACGCGGCATTGGTGACGACTTCTGGCGGCGCTACACGGGACCCAGCGAGAAGATGCCGGACGGCGCACGCTGCACCGTGCCCATCCAGCGCCATGCGGTCAAGACGACCTCGCACTGCGTTGACTGCGGGGCGACCATCGTGCGCTGCCGTGACCGCATGGTGCGCTGCCGTCCCTGCCAGGATCGCCGCACCCACGAGCTGCGCCTGCTGAGCGATGCGCGCACCCGGATGCGCCGCAGACCACTTGACGCGACGTAAGAGACGGCTATAATGGGATATGGAGGCAGCATGTCCGATAGCGCCTTCTGGAGCGTCGTCATTCGAGCGGCGCTGATGGTTCTGCGGGCGATTGACGCCCGCTGGCAATGCGGCATCTGGAAGCACGATAAATAGACTGGCTGCATGACGCCTCACCACATCACGCATAACTGACTGGCGTTCATCCCGCCGTTGACGCTGGCTGCTCTCGCAAGAGACCCGCCGACGTGAACGGCGGTTTTTCGCGTTATGGGGCATCGCATTCTGGAGCGCTCGTGCCGGCTGTGCCGTGTGAGAGCGGGACGTCAACGAGAGGTGGGGCGTTGGCAGTGTCCTTCATCGCAACAATCTCGATGCTGCAAAGCGCGATCCAGATCGCCGGGGATGGCGGGGCACGGCTCAAGCTCGACCTCGATGATACACAGATGGACGCCATCATTGCGCTGAGTGCGTTGCGGGGCGAAGTGCTGTGCGTGACCGTGCAGACGGAAGCGGAAACAAGTCAAAAACAAGATGACGAACAATCCCACGGGCAAAGGCGGCGTCAAGCCGGGCGATCCAAGCAGAAATCCAAAGGGGCGGCCACGGAATGAGGAACGGAACGAGATCAATGCCATGCTCGACAAGGCCATGCCCCTCTCGGATGTTGTGGCGCGCCTGGCAGAATGCGCAGCCCGCCGGCAGCCGTGGGCCATCAAGCTGTGGCTCGCGTATCGCTGGGGTGAGCCCGTGCAGCGGGCAGAGGTGAGCGGGCCAGATGGCGAAGCGCTCATCATCAACATTGTCCGGCAAGACGATCCAGCTTTACCCGGCACAGCATGATTTCGTCCTGTGCCCTGACCGCTTCGCGGCGTTCATTGCGGGCATCGGCTCGGGCAAGAGCTATGCCGGCGCAGTCAAGGGTCTGGTCACGGCCAAGGCAACGGGCGGCCTGGGGCTGATTATCGCCCCGACCTATCCCATGCTGCGTGACGCAACGCTGCGCACCTTTCAGCTCGTGGCCGGCGCAGCGATCACGGAGTACCGCAAGAGCGAGATGATCGCCACCTTGCGCGGCGGCCTGGAGGTCATGTTTCGCAGCGCCGACAATCCCGACCGTCTGCGTGGGCCGAACATCTCATGGCTGTGGATCGACGAAGCGGGTCTGTGTCCTGAAGGAACGTGGGAAGTGGCGATCGGCCGCTTGCGCGAAGGCGGCAAGGCTGGGCCAGCCTGGGTGACGGGGACGCCGAAGGGACGGCACACGTGGCTATTTCGCATCCTGCCACAGTTGACGCTCTTCCGGGCGGCGACCAAAGACAACCCGCACCTCGATCCTGAGTTCGTGCGCAGCCTGGAGACCTCGTACACGGGCGCATTCGCACGGCAGGAGCTGCTCGGCGAGTTCGTGAGCTTCGAGGGTCTGGTCTATGACGACTTCCAGCGCGACCGGCACATCATGCAGCGCAGCGACAAGTGGCAGCGCGTCATCGCCGGCATGGACGAAGGCTACACCAACCCTGCCGTCATCCTGGTCGTCGGACTGGACAGCGACGGACGCGCCCATGTTCTCAGCGAGTTCTACCAGCGGCGCATGTTGCAGGGCGACGTCGTGGGCGAGGCCAAGCGGCTCCAGGCGGCACACGGCATCGCGTCATTCTGCGTTGACCCATCGGCAGCGGGTCTGATTGCGGAGTTGCGCAGCGTGGGGCTGCCGGTCATCGAGGCCGACAACGACGTCTTTCCGGGCATGCAGCATGTGAAACAGCGCCTGGCCGTGGCGGGCGACGGCAAGCCGCGACTGACCTTTGACCCGTCCTGCGTGCAGACCATCGCGGAACTGGAGAGCTATGTCTGGAAGGATGGCAAAGCCGGCGCAAAAGACGAGCCGGAAAAGGTCAACGACCATGCGATGGACGCCTTGCGCTACGTGCTCTACACCGGCGCGACAAAGGGTCTAACCGGCCAGCTAATGTACTAGCGAGACAACATGACACTCCTTGAGCGATTGCGTAGCGCCATGCGCGCCTTTGTCACCGGGCCTGCCGATGTGACGCCCAGTGACCAAGCCTGGGGATACGGGCCAGGCGACTATCAGCCGGGCGAATACGTCGACTACCTCGCCACGTCCAATGCCGTCTACGCCTGTGCGCGTAAGCGGGCGGATGCGCTGGCATCGTTACCGATCCGGCTCTACCGTGGCGCGGGCGACAACAAAAAGGAAGTGACGGCGGGTGTGCTCTACGATCTATTGCATCGCGTCAACCCGCACTGGACGATGCACCGGCTGCTCGCCATGCACGAATACAGCATGTGTCTGTGGGGCGAATCGTACTGGATGCTGGAGCGGGGACAGGCGGGGCGCCTGCCGCCACGTGAAATCTGGTGGGCGCGTGCGGATCGCGTCTACGTCTATCCTGATCCGGTCGACTACATCAAGGGCTACGGCTACCTGCCGCAGACGGGGGCGCTGCCGATTGCCTACATGCCGCAAGAGATCGTGGCGTTCACGTACCCGAACCCGGCGAATCAGTGGCGTGGCCTGTCGCCGTTGGCAGCATCCCGCCTGAGCGCGGATAGCGCCAGCGCAGCGCTCAGGAGTAATCGCAACATCTTCGCCAACGGCTTGCAGATGGGCGGCGTGATTGCACCGAAGAACGGGCAGATTTTGACGCCGGAGCAGGCGACGGCGCTGGAGCAAGACCTGTCACGGCGCTTCAAGGGCGTCGACAAGGCGCACCGGTGGGGGGTCCTGCGCTTCGAGGTCGACATGCAGGAGTCCGGCGTCACGGCCAAGGATGCCGAGTTCCTCGGCTTGCTCAACTGGACGCTGGAGGACATCTGCCGGGCGTATAACGTGCCGCTCGACCTCTTGGGCGGTAAGCGCACATATGAGAATTACAACGCCGCGATGCTGGCGCTGTGGACTGAGGCGATTATCCCGGAGAAGCGCATGGTCGAGGAGGAGCTGACCGAGCAGTTGCTACCGATGTTCCCCGGCCAGGCGGACAGCATTGAGCTCGACACGTCCGGCGTGGCTGTGCTGAAAGACGACGATCAAAAAGCCTGGACGATGGCCAGCGGGCAGCTCGACAAAGGCGCGATCACGGTCAACGAGTGGCGCAAGGCGCAAGGGCTGAAGCCGGTCGCCTGGGGTGACGTGTTCTGGGGCAACAGCGGCTTGACGCCGATTGAGAACGGCGACGAAGCCGCCAGAGCCACCCGCGCCGGTTGTGGTTGCGCCGCCGGTGGAGAGCGCCGAGCCGGACGAGACGCCAGAAGATGCCGCACAGCCACGTCGCCGGGCCATGCGTAGCGTCGACTACGGCGGGACGGAACACCAGCGGCTGTGGCAGATGTTCGTGCGGTCGACTGAGGCGCTGGAAGGCAAGCTGACGCCGGTGGTGCAGGATGTGTTGCGCAGCCAGCGGGATAGTGTCCTCGCCCGCCTGCAGGGGCGCTCGCAGCGATCGCCGGACGATGTGGCCGATGACCCCTTTGACCTGGCGCGCTGGATCGTGGTTCTGCGCACGGCGGTGCGGCCGGTGCTGCGGGTGATTGCCGAGGAAGCGGGCAAAGAGGCGCTGATTGAGCTCGGGCTGAGCATCGCCTTCGACGTCAAGGATCCCAATGTGATCCGCTGGCTTGAGGGGAGGGCGCAGCGCTTCGCCGAAGAGGTCAACCAGACGACGTGGGACAGGCTCAAGGGGTCGCTCGTCGATGGCGTCGACAACGGCGAGGGCATCCCGCAATTGGCAGAACGGGTCACGGCGGTGATGGACGATCGGATCAGGTCGACGCCAGAGACGATTGCTCGCACTGAGGTGATCGGCAGCTACAACGGGGGCACGCTGGAATCGTGGAAACAAAGCGGCCTCCGCTTGATCAAGACGTGGCTGGCAGCGCTCGACGATCGCACACGTGACACGCATCGCGAGGCGCACGGGCAGACGGTCAACCTTGACGAGGATTTTGAGATCGGCGAGGGGCGCGGGCCGTGTCCGGGCTCGATTGGGCTTGCTGAGGAAGATATCAACTGCCGGTGCAGCATGAAGGCGACACCGCTGTTAGGAGATGAAAAGCTATGACACAGTATCTGCGCGCGTACGCTGCTGAGGGGGCAAGCGACGATCCTGAGCAACCGATCCGCTTCGTGGCGTCGACCGAGGGCGTCAAGAGCGACGGCGTTGACCTGCGCATGGAAGACTGGTCGCTCGATCGCTACATCCGGCATCCGGTCGTGCTCTATGCGCATGACTTCATGGGTGAGCATCTGCCGATCGGCACAGGCGCGCCGTCCTTCGAGGGGCGCAACCTGATGATTGACGTCACCTTCGACCGTGACGACGCATTCGCCATGCAGGTGCGCGGGAAGGTGCGTAAGGGCATGATGGGCGGCTCGGTGTCGTGGGATACGCAGCCGCGTGAGGGAAAGCGCGTCAACGAGCTGCTGGAGTTTAGCATCGTGCCTGTGCCGTTGGACCCGAACGCCTTGCCGCAGCGACAGCGGCTAGCGTGGGCGGACATGGGACGGGAATTGCTCGCTATGGCTGAGGACGGGGACGCATGGCAGGAGACGGCGGCCGCGATGGTCGACTTGTATCTTGACCGCTCCCGTACGTCGGATGCCGAGCGGCGCAAGGAGTATAACCGCGTCGCCAGGCTCTACCGCCTGGCTGACAAGACGCCGCCGGAGTTCCTGCGCTACGCTGATCTGGCGGCGCTCGGCGAAGCTGAGTTGGCCGGGCTGTTTGTCGAAGGCGAAGCGGAGATGCTGGCGGATCGCTTCATGCGGACGGGCAAGGTTCTGAGCGCCCGCAACCTGGGCGACCTGGAGCAGGCGATTGCGCTGATCAATGGCGTGATCGCCCGGGCGAAGAAAGAAGCGGAAACGGAAGAGCCACAAGACGAAGAGCCGGAGCGCAGTGGCGTGAGTGAGGAAGACGCCAAGCGCCTGCTCGACGCCATCAAACTATAGGGCGGCTAGAACCCGCACTGAGGTGACAACATGGGTGCTATGACACTTGAGTTGCTGGCTGAGACGATCGGCCAGCGTATGACGGCCCTGGGCGAGCAGGTGTCCGAGGCTCGTATCGCGGCCATGATCAAAGCGCAGTTTGATGCGCTCACGAACGACGAGTCGTTCGTGCGCAAGATGCGCTTCGGCGCAGGCGCAGGGGATGCCAGGCTTGCCGGCAGCAAGTTCGCACGCTGGGGCCTGGACATGGGCGATGTTGAGTTCCTGTACGACATCATGCACGCTGAGCGCGTGCGGCGCGGTGCGGCCGTGTCTGAGGAGTTGGAAAACCTGTTCAAGGCGTACTCGGACGCCGTCTACATCCCGCAGGAACAGATCCGCGCCATGGATCGCCAGGCGATTGACAACCTGTTCCCCCGTGTGCACAAGGGCAACCGCGCCGAGTACGAGGCGGCCATGCGCGCCATGGATACCGCTGAGTCCGGCTACGGCTCGCAACTGGTCGGCGTGCAGTATGTGGCCGATCTCTGGGAAGCGGCCAGGGGCGAGGCGCGCGTCGGCAACCTGATCGGCAGCTTTGAGATGACCGCACCGACGGCGTACCTGCCCGTCGAGGTCGACTTCCCGGCCATGAGCTTCGTGGCCGAGAACACCGACGCCGATGCGACATACCAGACGCCCTACGCAACCGTCAAGACTGGTTCGCAGCGGGTGACGGTCACGGCGAAGAAGTTTGTCATCCGCCAGATGTGGTCGGGTGAGATGGAAGAGGACTCGATCATCCCGTACATCCCCTTCCTTCGCCGGCAGACGCAACTCAGTCTGGCCTACCACCAGGATGCGCTTTTGCTGAACGGCGACACCACGGCGACCAACGGCATCAATGCGCATGATACCGTTCTGGGTGCGACCAACTTCACCGTGGCCCTGGACGGCGTGCGCCATGCCGGACTCGTCGACAACACCGGCAACAGCGCCAGTGCTGCCAATGCGCCGATCTCGCTGGAGCTCTTCAACGCTATCTACCCGCGCCTGATCGACGCAACGTACATGCACGACTGGG